ACAGTATTCATCTTTTGTTCGCATAACATCAGCAGATGCTGATAGATTAATTGCAAACATGAAGAAAGATCCTAGAGGATACCCTCAGGTGGATCAGCGTGGAAAGGATGGAGGTTACTCTAACCTGCAAGCATATCAAGAATGGTTGGTAGAGGAATACCTAGAAGGTCCATTCAGGGAAGAAACAAATAGGAAAATAGAACAAGCTGCTATAGAATCTAGAGTAAGAGAAATAACAGAACAGAGAAAAGCACAAAGAGAAAAAGCACAGTCATTTATATCTCCACCTTCTACTCTTAGACCTGGAAAGAAGATATCAGTAAAGGTCAATAGGATGACTGGGATTATTCCCAAGAGACCTATTCCAAAAGAAGTAGCAGATAAAATATCTGCTCCAATAACACAGGAGCAAGAGGGTGAGACTGTAGCATCTCCAAGTAAGAAAGTAATATCTTCTTTAGGAAGACTTACTTTAGACTTGGAAGTTGTTAACAATAACTTGGATAAAATTACTGAGGTAATCCAAGAGGATTATGCTCAGACAAAAGCAAAGAATAAGAAAGAGATTGAAGATTATAGAAAGAGGATTGCCAATAGAGAAAGAAGACTTCCAAAGAAAAATCTTGGTGATGATAAGAGAAGTCTTAAAGAGATAATCAAACCATTTGTTGGTGGATTTTTCTCTGGAGTTGGAGGTGCAATAAGAGGACTTGCTGCATTTAATTTACTGGATGGCATCATCAATGGAGATCTAACAAAGGTCATTGGATCTTTGATGGGAATTGGTATTACCTTTGTTCCACAAATTGGAATGATGATTGCTGGCACAATTCTGAAATCACTTCTTAAAGGGTTTGGTAGAGCTGCCTTTGGTAGAAGAGGTGGGATGCCCATGAGAGGACCAAGGGGAAGAACTCCTAGGATGGGTGGAATTGGTAAGTTTGGTGCTGCAATGGCTCTTGGTGCAGGTGCATTATCTTTGGGAAGTGCCTTTATGGGATCTCAAGAAACTGGAGATGATAATCAGGATAGGTTAGATGAACTAGAAGCACAAGAGAAAGCACTTGCTGCTGGTGGATATGCTGCAATTACCCAAGATGATTTAAAGAGATTCCAAAATTTAAATCAAAAGTTTGAAAAGATGATAGATGAGATGATGGGTAAAAGATCTTCTTCTCGTGGTGGGGGAGGAACTGGTAGCTCTGATACAGAACAAACCACTGGAGGTCAGATTAGTGGTGCTCCAGTAGAAATGAACATGGAGACTAGGGGAACTGTTCAGGGAGAATATTTTGATATGAAAGGGAGAATAGAATTACTTAAGAAGGTTGGTGCTACAGATGAAGAGGCAATGAGATTGGCAGCAATAGCAAAATATGAATCTGGAGGAGGATCTAAAGCACATAATCCAGATGCATCCACTGGAGATAATTCTTATGGGTTATGGCAAGTAAACATGATTGGCAATTTGGGAACTGCAAGAAGAAAGCAATTCAATTTATCAAGCAATGAAGATTTGTTTGATCCAGTTACAAATGCTCAAGCTGCACTGGCAATACTTAGAAGTCAGGGTTGGGGTGCCTGGACTGCAAACACACAAGTAACAGAGGAAGATTTAAAGGCAAGCAGAAAGGCATTTGAAAGTATTCAAGGTGGTAATGAAAGTGGTGGATATACATCAAAGCAAAAGAGAGTAAATATTAGTTCTACTGCACCACCATCAAGAGGAGTTCTTGTTAGCATGATTCCAACTCCAACAAGTTCTGGTAGTCCTGGTTCTGTGAACCTTGATGGTGGAAGTAATGATGATTTTGTGGATCCAAATAATTCAAATGATATAATTGGGCAACTGTACAGAACTCAATGGAACATTGTAGATGTAGGTTGATAAATGGACGCACAAAAACTACTAGAAGCACCAAAACCACAACCCAAGATTGTTGCTAGGGTATCTAAGGTCAACAACTTAGTTAAGGTATCCACTGAGGCAAGAAAAACTTCTACTAAATTAAGAAAGACTTTTGAGAAAGGTATCTATCAAAGAAAGACACAACTGTCTGTCTTGAATAGATACAAAAATAGATTAGATTCTATACAGAAAGAGAAGGATAGGGCATATCAAAAGAAAACTAAAAAGACAACAAAAGAAAAATTAAAGGTTCCAAAATTCAAAGGATCATTCTTCTCCAAGAGTGGTGATCCTTTATTTCAAATTGCTGCTCTTGCAGGACTTAATTCTTTAGAAAAATTATTAGAGGGAGATTTGCTAGGAGCACTTTCTCCAGGAATGGTTGCTGCTGGTGCATTAATGGCACCAGGATTACTTGGTCTTGCTGGTGGTGCAATTCAAGGATTTTTTGGTAGAGGTCCTAAACCACAAAGGGGATTTGATGTCACTGGAAGAAGAGTATCCACTAGTGCACAAAACAGATATAGACAGAGATTTGGAGACAGAGCATTTAAGAATAGATTTGGAAAAGATGCACTAAAAAGATCCAGACAAACTGGTGATGTAGTAAGCACTGCAACTAAAGGGGGTAGAGCAGCAAGAGCATTTGGTAGGTTTGGTGCATCAATTGTTCCTGGAGTTGGTGCAGTTGTTGGTGCTGCTGATGCTGCAATTAGAGCATCTGAAGGTGATGTTACTGGAGCAGCTATCTCAGGAGCAGGAGCATCTTTAGATGCATTTGCAGCTGCATCTGCTGCAACTGGTGTTGGATTGCCATTAGCTGGTCTTGCATCAATAGCATCATTTGCATTAGATCTGACTAACCTAACAAGAGATTTAATTGGTGCAAGTGATAAGGAAATTGAAAAGAACAGATTAAAAACCCAAACAGAGAAAGAGAAAAAATTATCTGAGGCAAAGGGAAATTTAACATTCACAAAAACTTTAGACAGTTACAGTACAGCTTTGGTTAAGTTTGAAGAGTTCTCTAAAGAATTTACCAAGGGACTCTTTATGTCACCAGAAGATGTAAAATTAGAGGCTGCAAGAGTTGAGGCTAGAGGTGCAGGATCTACTCCAATTAATGGTGCTGGTTATGAGTTTACTCAGAAAGCATCCTTTTCACAATACTTAACTGGAGATCCATCAAGTCCTGGATATGATGCAGCACATGGAACAGTTGGCAATTATCATGACCATGTTGCCTTTAAAGATAGAGATACTATGCAAAGAGCAGCAGCATATTTGATGAGAAAAGGAATTCAAGTTACTGAAATGAATGTTAGTTCTGGTCATACTCCAGGATCTGCTCACTATGAGGGACGTGCTTTTGACGTTCCTGGGCATCAGTGGAATGGTTCTGGTCCTATTGGACCAACTGAATACAATGGATCAAAGAGAGTAAGAGCACTTTTAAATGAATTTTATGAGTCAGAAGGATCTCATGGAGGAAACATTCTTTCTGGACCAAAGGGTGGATACTTTGCTTTACTCCATGGAAAAGAAGCAGTCTTGCCAGTGGACAATCAACACACACAAAGTGGTGGGGATCCTTTAGAAAATGTTTCTCCAGACATACTAAATGCAATTTTAAATAAATCTAAGGTTTATCAAATGGCAATGGCAGAAATGCCACCAGAAGTTATAGAAGTTCCAATGCCAGTTACCCTACCACAGGCAACACAAGTCCAATCCTCATCACCAATGTCAATAAATATTCAAGATGATGCAGATAAGAAATTGTTAAAGATGTTATACTATAGTGTACTAGGTTAATGGCATCATATTACAATTACAAAATTCAAGAGTTTCTTATAGAAACTAAAGATGGGTTTCAAGACCTGACAGAATCTGTTGTTTCAATATCTTATAGTGAAAACATAACCTCACCAATGTCATTGGTGTCCCTTGTCATAACTAACACCTCTGGATTCTTGGCAAAGATTGCTGGTGGAGAAAAAGTCAGACTGGTTATATCACAAGATGCTACAAAGTTAAAGATAAATCTTACAGATGAGAATAGAAATACTTATTACATTGGGAACATTGTAAACTCAACTACAGAGTCCACTAGAGAATTATTTGTTTTAGATTTAGTTCCACTAGAGTTTTTTACCAATGAAACTACTAGAGTATTCAGAAGATATGATAACACAATAGATAATTCTGTAACCAAGATTCTACAGAAAGAATTGGGGACAACTAGATATCAAGACAGCAACATAGAAAAGACATCTAACAAATACTCATTCATGGGTAATGCTAGAAGACCATTCACAGTATTGGGATGGTTATGTCCTAAAGGAATTCCACCTATTGGAAAGTCTGGTAATGAGGTTGGAACTGCAGGATATATGTTCTTTGAGAATCAAAATGGATATAATTTTAAAAGTGTAGATTCTTTATTTGCTGAAGGAAGACAATCAAAAGCAACTTACAGTTACAGAGAAGTGCTTTCAGGACCTGCAGATTCACAAGCAAACTTTAAGATAACTTCTCCACCAGTTTTCAGAAAGAACTCTAGTGTCATTGACAATTTAAAAATTGGAATGTATGCTAGTGTAAACTATTTCTTTGATACTAACACTAGAAAATTCTATTCAAATGTATACAAGTTAAAGGATAGTTATCAGATAATGAATCACTCTAGTAATAGTGATGATGCCCCAGTAATACCAGAAGGATTAGAAGATAGTCCATCAAGATTGATGGTTAGTATGCTTGATAGTGGACAGATGGATAAGTCTGGGAAACTCCAAGCAGCAGATAAGAGAATGGAGTATCAGGCACAGGCTGTGACAAGATACAATTTATTGTTCAGTCAAGCGTTAAATATTACAGTACCTTTAAACTTAGCATTGACAGTAGGAGATGTAGTTGAGGTCAAGTTTGGGAAGATATCAAAGGAGAGTGAGGAAAAAGATAATAGAAAGTCTGGTAAATATATTATAAG